ACAAACTCAAGGAAGTTATCCTTCGCCTTGTCCTTGGCTGTCAGATCCTTCAACCTGTTCATGTACTGGTACATGTTCTTCAGGTCTTCCACAGGAACCTGTGAAAGGTTCTTCAGTAATGTTTTTTGGTCAATGGACAATGGTCATCCCTCTATTGTCCACTGACCAATGCCACAAAAGTCATAACACTTCAATGACTAACGGCAATTCCAACTGGTCGGTGGATGATGGACGTTTGACCTTGGACTTCTTCGCAGCTTTAATAGCCACCAGTCCGGAGTCCCTGTGCAAAAAGATAGGACCCGATGGGCCAACGTAAGCACCTGTTACGTTGTACTCCATATATTCATTGGCCTCTTCCCGTGTCATCCCGTCACGGATTTGCAAAACTTCCTCACACATATTGTAGTCATACACAATACGAGAGTTGTACTCCGGGTACATGCTGTCGCCCACGCCGATGATTGCATAATCAAAGCCATCTGCAAAAAGCGGCTTTTCCTTGTCATCGTATCCTTCGAAGAAATTTATGATGTCCTCACGGACAGCTTCTCCGTGATCCAGCATTGTCTGGTACTTCTGTGCATTTTTAAAAGACGACATATTACAAACTTTCTGTTGTACGGGCCGGGGGTCCGGGACCCTAACCCTTATCTACAGAAAAGGGGGGTGGGGGGTCAAGGGACCAATGTCCATTGTCCATGGGATTTTTTGAAAATTGATAATCATATGTGCAAAATCGTGTATGGGGTGCGACGGTGCGATACGGGGGTCGATTTAGGGGGGTCGGGGGTCGAACGATCAATGCCAATGCCATTCCTGTTTTCGGCCAAGGGACCCGATAGGTCAGGATGGCTGACCTACTGTTGGGTGGGCGAGGCGGGCGATAGGTCAGGACAACTGACCTATGTGGCGGGATAGGTCAGGATGACTGACCTAAGAAAGTTATCCACAGGGTGATTTATTTGTTTACATTCTTTTGACTATGTGCCTAAGTAGTCAGGTCAGCAGATGCTGATTAACAAAAAAGGAAACCGACTATGACAAGTAACCTTAAGCTTGCGGCATGCGAAACAGTCATCTCTTTCGACAAGGTCATATTACTATTCGCGCAAGAATTAGAGGCGCACAGGGAATTGATCAACAGCCTCGAAACTCAAATCCTGAATCTTCAGGCACGGGAGATGGTCGCAGACGTCTCGAACGACTATAACATCGACTCTCGCTTTGACCGCATCGAAGTTCGCCTTGATGAAGTTGAATGCAAGCTTGAAGACAAGCTTGACTCAATGGATCTCGACGAACGCTTCACGGAAGCATTGCAGAACGTCACCTTCACGGTAAACGTGGAATAATCCCAACGGGGTGCATCGCAAGATGCACCCCACCTCTTTCAAAAGGATGACGACAATGGACAATGATCACTCAATTGAAATCGTAGCAATCACAATGCTTCTAACCCCGATCCTTCTTCTTTTAATCATGGGACTATGAACAATGAAAAATCTAATTGGTGACATATTCGAACTGTTTTGTCTGGGCGCATTTGTGACAGGCATTCTGTTTCTCGCAGTAGCAATGGGGGGTTGATTATGGATTCGTTTACAGCAGTGATGATGATCGAAGGTCAGGTTGATGCAGAAGAACATGAAATCTTGGACGCATGGCAATACCTGATCGACACCGGACTAGTCTGGCAATTGCAGGGATCTTTCGGTCGCATGGCACGGGATCTGATCGAACAGGGGATCTGTTATCTACCAAACTCAGAGGAAGCAGCGGCATGACCGAATACAATGGATGGACAAACTACCCGACATGGCGTGTACACCTTGAGATCTTCGACGGGGGAAATTGGGATCGATACTCGGCAGATGATCTTAAAGAGTTTGTGGTCGATCAGATCTTTGCCGAAACTCGCAGTGGGATTGCCCGCGATTACGCAATAGCTTTTTTGGAAGAGGTGAACTGGCGTGAGATCCACAAATCTTTGCAGGAGATCAGCGCAGAAGGGAATAACGAGCAGGAGCGATGGTACGACACATCATTAGAACTTGCGTGAAGACGGAAGGCCTCTGGAAACAGAGGCCTTTTTTATTTGTCAATTTTTTGCGCTATCATATTGCCACTTTACCGGCGCGCACATTCGGCGCGGGCATATTGTTTCTGGTAGTATAGTTGCCACTTTACCGGCGCGGGCATGACCGGCGCGGGCATGACCGGCGCGGGCAGGTATGCATTAAGCGCAGGGCAGGTATGCGTTATGTGTGTTGACATTGTTTTGACTATGTGAGATATTGTTCAAGTCAACGAGAGATTGACGGTCAAAAACAAGGAATCAAAACAATGCGTCCAATATATGAAATAGCAAACGAGATTCGCGCAGACTGGTCCAAACCATACTTTGGCGCGGTTCCATATCTTGAGGCCATGGAAACACTCAAGAGCGCATCGGACAATTATTATTACGACAGCGGGAAAAGCGTTATTCTTTACTTCCTCGCCAATGCTTCTACGTGGCGTGGCGACGTCGCCAAACGAGTAAAAGCAGAATTGAAACAAACCGTAGGGATTAAGTAACATGATAACGAAAGAGCAACAAATTGCGATACTGCGTGTTTACTTGCGAGACACTAGTGAAGCGGAATCCTACTTACAATTCAGGCGCAAGATAATACGCGGTCATGGTTGTCTTATGCTACAATGGAAGGGGATGTGGTTGGGGATAGAACCCGACGGTTACACACATAGCTAAGGAAAGGGGACTTCGGTCCCCTTTTTATTTATCATTTTTTCGCGCTATCACATTGTCACTTTACCGGCGCGGGCATTACCGGCGCAAGACTTCGGGCATAGTATAATTGCCACTTTACCGGCGCGGGCATGACCGGCGCGATGCCATGCGCCAGACGCATACCACCTATGCGTTTATTGCATTTGACTATTTGTTTACTATCGATTAGGATCTAAAGATTGCAAGCACACAGAAAGGAAATCGCAATGCAAAACAGAATTTTTTCGAGCGACAATCCAAAAGCAATTAAGGCGCAAACGTACGGTTGGCGCAATGCTATTCACTATATGGCTCCGGCAAAGCTTGCCGGTGTCGGTGATCTTTGTGGCGACGCAAGCAAGAGTTGCATTGAGTTATGTCTTGGCAAAACATCGGGCGCAGCGACCTACTATCCGTCGGTAATTCGAAGCCGGATTGCAAAAGCACGTCGTTTCATGAAGGAGCGCAAAGCTTACCTAAACGACATGAGCAAATCAATCAAAGCAGAGATCCGTGCATCGGATAGGGCAAACGTCAAGCTTTGCGTGCGTCCAAACGGCTCTACAGACATCCCCTTCGAGGGGATTCGCGACGAGGACGGCTTGACACTCATGGAACGGTTTGCAGAAACGCAATTTACGGACTACACCAAGAGCGTCAAACGTGCGTTAGCGCATGCTCAAGGAAAGATGCCACGCAACTACCATTTGACGTTTTCGAGATCCGAAACAAACCACGATGATTGCTTGCGTGTTTTGCAAGCGGGCGGAAACGTCGCGGTCATCTTTGGGAACGGCTTGCCAAGCACTTGGGAAGGCTATCCGGTCATCAATGGTGACGCGCACGACTTGCGCCACATCGATCCGAAAGGTGTCGTCGTCGGATTGACACCGAAAGGCCCGAAGGCGAAGAAAGATCAGTCGGGCTTCGTCCTTCGCGACTACTGATTTGACATTGGGAGGACGTCCGGTTAACTCTGGATCTCCTCCCAAGGAACGGGTTCGGTTTTTGTTTTCCTTTTCCGAACCCACACTTACCCGCAAGTCGAGCGTCTCCCCGCTCCTTGCGGGTTTTTTTGTGTTCAAAAAGGCGCAATCATAAGGCATTACCGGCGCACAACCGGCGCGACCAAGCCTTGCAAAAACGCAAAGTATATTGGCACTTTACCGGCGCGGCGTTTGCAAATCTGCAAGGTGTGCTTGCACAAATGCAATGAATAATGACCACTTTACCGGCGCGGTTAAAACAAGGTCAGGCGTCCATTGTCCAGAAACCATTGATTTTGCTAGGTTTTTGCAGGTATAAATCTCAATAATATCAGCGGATGGACGGCTGACCAAGTTAAAGACGTTTGCAAAAATGCAAGATCGACGGGATTGCCAAGCAATTTGCGCAGGTCGCCACAAAGAGGCCTGTATATTAGACTTGGTTTTGACGACCTTGTTTTCAACCCAAAATTCGCCACAATCTATCGCGCCGTTTACGTCCGGAATACCCGCTCCTGCCCATGCTTCAACTCTCGTCCAATGTACTGAATTCTCGGTCGCTTTCTTCATCGAAGAGTACATTTTCTTCTCCGTTGGGAACATGGTCTATCTCCAGTGTGGGCATGGCAACAGCACGCAGGGCGGGGAATTCAGTCACCAGTCTGGCGATTTCCTTCGTGAGGTCTTCTTTGCTCATCTGATCGATCCGGCCTACCAGAACCTCGGAGCGGCTGATGTAGAGACCGGCGGCGGCTCCCCTCTGCTTCTCAGCAGAGACAGCGGCGGGGTAGTTTCCGGCGGCTATCGAAAGATCACGAATCTTCGCCAACTGCACAATGTGGCTGTCGTAGGTAACCTCATGTACCTTTGCGACCTCCGCCCTCAGTTCTCTGACCCGCTCAACGATAAGCGGGTAGGTTCGACCATTCAAGAACTTCGAGGCGGCTGTGTGGTAGTCCACATACCCCGCCTTCTGCGCGGCTTCGCCCTGTGGCAGTCCGTCAATGGCATAGTATCGACAAAACTGCTCCTGCATCTGCGTGATCCCCTTCTCCGCCTTCGCAGAGCCAAGATGAGGGATTGAGACAACAGGCTTGTGGGTTTTCTTGCGATCTTTCATGTAGTCAACTTCCCGTCAACAGACTTTCCCCTATAAGGGGGGTCTCCCAGCAATTACAAATACATAGCAGAGAAAAACAAATCTGTCTCTCGCGTGGGGGAAAGAACTCACATATTCTGCATATTGATTGCATATCCTGTAACCCATTGTGCATACTGACATATCCACATATTGGCCCCACAGCAAAAATACATACAAATAAATCACTTTGTGGACCCCCGCGCGTAACAGAGAACTATTTTCTCCATAACCCCAATATGTCGATATGTCCGTATGTTCAATGACTTACAGAATATGCAATTAATATGCATATGTCCCTTATAAGGAAAGTGGACAATGGGCATTGGACACTGCTCCCCAAACACTGATCCATGCGCAAAACGCATACCACCCATGCAAAAATATCAAACCTCCCCCATTGACCTTTCTTAAACTTCTGGTATTCTATGTCTTGTCAGCGGGAGAAAGGCTGACGAGCCGGACAACGGAGAAATATCATGGCTCTCAACTTCGACGTATCAAACATCAAGGACTATCCGACCATCACCACCTCGCCCTTCGACGAGAACAAGTGGCACCCCATCACCGAGTACCTTGTATACGGCCTCATGGGTATTGGCGTCAGCGAGATCAAAGCGGGCAACGTGGATGAAGTCTTCCGGCGGGTCGCCATCCACCAGAAACTCTATGGTGCGGCTTTGGAGTATCACATCCCGCCCACCAAGATTTACCTGACCATTCAGGACATCAAGAACCACATCGGCTTGCGTGCCAACGTCAGCAACATGACAGCGGCGGAGTTCAACAAGAAGACGTTCAAGATTTTCGAGGGTTATGCCATCGACCAGTGCGAAACAATCCTCACTGCCTTTGGACAGGTGGCGAAGGTCGCTCACGAACGGTCACTGCTCAAAGAGCAGGAAGCCGCCTAACAATCAGGGGGCTTCGGCCCCCCGCCTTCCACGGGAGAAAGATCATGACTGAGCGCGGCAACGAGAAATCAGCATTGGTCGGCGATGGTTACGACCACTTTGTAAAAATGCGGGTGACAGGATATGTCACCTACCGGTTCCAGAACAACATGACAGAAGAGGAGTTTGAAGATTGGGCGGAGGCCAACGTAGGCTATTTCGACCAGATGACAAACCGGTCTCTTGACCACATTGATTGTCACATTGAAGAGATCGAAACCCGCCCACTCAAACGCAAGCAAGCAAGCATAGGAAGACCCATGACCTACGACCCAACCCTGTCTCATTCGTTCTCACTCCACAACGGTGACAACATGGAGATCATCGCCTCCTACGTCTTGCACAACCACTCCAATCTGATGGATGGGGACGTTGTCGAGGAGACCAACTACGACCACGGCTTGGAGATGCTCGACGAGCCAACAGATTTACAATGGCTCCTGAAGTACATGGAATATCACTACAAGAAATTTGGTTCTCACTTCGAGTGGGAACAAGCAATGCGAGGGCGGTAAAGTCACCTGCATCCGCGACGGCAACGGGCAAGTGTGAGGCTCTTGGGGTTTTGTAAGTTTTTTACCCAAGATGACTGAGGCACTACAAGGCAAGGTTCTGGGCCGCTCCCCGCAATAGATGTACACCAGTGAAACCATGCAAGCCGTCACTTCAATTCAACCATAGAAAGGGCAAGACAATGAGAACACTTCTGATCGACCCAAAAGAGAAGACCATCACCGAGCACAAACACAATGGCGACTGGCAGACCATCGCCCCGACCATCGACGCCCACAACTTCGACGTAATCTTCACCGACTACGGCGACATCTATGTGGACGACGAAGGGCTAATGAACAGCCCCGAACACTTCTGGATGTTGGACGGTCTGCAACCCATCGCAGGCAAGGCTCTTGTGTTCGGCAACACCGACGACGAGGGCGACAGCACACCGGCATTCGCCACTGCCGCAGAGTTGCGGGAGAAGATCCGCTTCCTGACCGTGGACGATGTTCGAGAAATGTTTGTCTGACCAAGCCATGTCCATTGAGCATATCAGCTATGCTCAATGGACATTGGACAAAGGACGAACCGTCAATTAATAATCAACCCTACGTTCACAGAAAGGAACTAGACCATGCCCGACTACAAGCCAATGACGAAGTACCGCGTGACTGTCGAGACATCTGGAACTGATGTCTACGAGATCGATAGCGACATGTCGGAAGACAAGTTCCGCGAATGGGTAGTATGTCATGTCGAGACCCTGCCCAATCACCATAACTCTGTAGAAGACCGCAAGAACTTCGATGTCATCCGCATTGAGTTCGACGAACTGCCTTCGAAGATCAGGGCTTACGACGAACTGTTCCGATACATTTGCGGGATCACCTCAAACAAGGTTCCGCTTGAACTACTTCAAAAACTGCGTCCATGAGGGAGAAAGAATATGTCAGAGCATTTTACGGGCGTGATCAACGGCCCCATCAATATCTACGAGATCGCTAGTACATTGAACACTTTGGGCTTTGCCGTGATCATCTGGACACCGGACGAACTACGGGGCGTGTCGCCCAGTCTCGTCGAGGAAAGTTCCATCGAACACGGCTACAGGGTCATTGAGATGAATGCGGAGACGGAACATGAGTGAGAAAGTCAGGGTATCGAAGGAAGACTTTATCAACTTTTCAATGGCGATTGAGAACGCCCTGAAGAAGACTGCTGTCACCCTCTACAATGAGGCGCGGGCAAAGGGACTGACAGTCAATGCCGCCGGAGGCGTTCTCATCTACGGGCAGTTGGACTTCGCCCTGAAGTCAGCCCTGCTCGGATCGGTATGGAACGACCCGAAGGAGTTACTCCACTTGATCAGCGAGATGATCGACTTTCTGGAGGAAGACGAGGACGTTATTGAATCACGAAAGGATGACGCCAATGACCTACATTAATCCCATAGCAAAGACCCGCGTTGTTCAGGCCATTGAAATAGCCTCAAGCGACAGGGCGTTCCTATCGATCCTGTTGGAAAGCTATGCGGCAGAGATCGACCGCCGCTTCAGGGAAGAACGGGACGACATGGCAGAGAAGACCTATGAGTATCTGTGGAAAGAGCGGCGCGATGCGTTGCGCCTCAACGAAGTAATGGGAGGGATTTAATATGCCAAGCGGATCAATCAACCACTCCTTTGCAGACCTCGACATCAAGTACGGTGGTTTGGACTACACAGCGCAAGGCGAGGTCGAGGTGTTGTACGAAATGTATGACGGCGATTTTGACTTCAGTATCGACACGATCTTCGAACTGGATATATTGGATGAGGACGGTGAGCCAGTGCCGGTGGAAAAACAACCGCCCATCGACTACGTCATTCGCCACATCCATGCATCATACGACGATGACATCATCTCCCACATTGGTGACGATGCCTTCAATCAGTAACAAAAGAAAGACCGGCAATGACCAAGGACATTGAATACTGGAAGAACCGCGCAGAGGATCTCGAACGCATCTTCCGGAAGGACAGCGTGTATCTCAAGATCCGAGAGGTCTTGAAGACAACACCGCAACTCAGCGCAATCATCAAATTGTTTCTGGAGAGGGACTTCGTATCGCAGGAGGCAATCGTCACCGTCGCAGAAGAGTTCGGCAGAAGGACAGAGCCACCATTGCAGTACGCAAAGGTTGTGGTCTGGAGACTTCGAAAGATCATGCCCGAAGGAGTAACCATCTCCACCGTCTACGCCGACGGGTATTCGATGGACAAAGAAAGCCGGAACAAACTCAAAGAGGCACTGGCATGAACGACTTAACCTTTATCCAGAACTACAGGGACGTGCGCCAGAGGCTCAACAAGGGCGTGTCCGCTACCCCACTACCCACGATCATCAGAAAGCCGCCAGAGCCTGTCCTGACGGTCGTGGCGACCACAGAGGATCAGGCAATACTGAAGAGGCGTTCGTTACTGGACGGTTGTCCATTGCCGAACCGTTTCAAGCTTGTGGTCTTACTCATCTTGGAAGAGGCAGACACTCCGTGGCGTCTTTTGTTCCAACCTTCGAGGAAGAAGCATCTGGTCGATGTTCGAAGGAAGGTGTTCTGTGCGTTACGGGACGAGGGCATTTCGTTCATACAGATAGCACGGTACTGCGGCATGGATCACTCAACTGTAATTTACGGCATCAGAGAGATGCGCAAGAAAGAAGGGCTTAACGACAATGACAACTGATTTATTAAACGAACGGCAGAAGACACATGGCAATTATGGGGAGGTTGCCAGTATCGCGCAGATGTTCCGCGAGATCATGCGTGGCACTACTGGTTGGCAAAGGATGAATGACGCGCAACGTGAGGCGTTGGATTCCATGGCGTCAAAGTTTGGTCGCCTCGGCTCCGGAGATCCGCACTTCCGTGATCATTGGGACGACGTGGCGGGATACGCTACGCTTGCATCCACGCAGTGTGACAGTTCTATTCGGACGGTGGAGCAGGACATTGCCAAGGTTGTCGAGCAGATCAAGGTCGGAGGAGAGCCGACAGGTGTCGATGATGACGGTGAGAGGTTTCCGGAAGCCGTGACACTTCCGAAAACTGGCAAGAAGGGTTTCTTTGGTGTCAAGAAAGAGGAAGGAGAAGCGTGATGAGTAAAGGACCAGACTTAAATACCAAGTACGGGTTACGGAAAGGGTTGTTGGTCGTGGCAGAAATGCTGGAAACAAAAGCCATCATCCATACTGATCCACAAACCAACTTTGGTGATAACCCACCAAAGCCAAACCAAATGAATTTTAATTTACAGGTTCCCGCCGTGAGCAATTACGATTGTGGCACGGTAGCCTGTATCGGTGGTTGGTGTTGGCTTTTGAATAAGGAGATGCCCAACCCAAGAACAGACGATGGTACAATTTTCTACGGTGATGGTGCTGCGGACAGAGCGGATCAATTTGTTCGTGGTTCAGAGTATCAGGATAAAAATCTTCATGAATTATTCTACCCGCCGTTTCATGAGTACGCTGATGCAGCGGATAAAGATAAAAATGATGAAAACTGGTTGTTGTGGGATAGTTTAGTAGATGCCTACGACAAAGTAACCGCAGAACAAGCCGCGAAGGCCATACGA